GAGGGAACCAAGGCACAGGATTCGGGGTGGGTTCGAACATCGGTTCCAGTCATCAAGAATCTGTTTGGTCATCGCAAGGTTCGTTACAAGGGCTTGGCCAAGAACACGGCGCAACTGTTCAGCCTGTTTGGTTTGGCCAATCTGGTGCTCGCCAGGAGGCAGTTGCTGGCCAGTCCTGGGAGCATTGCGTCCTGAGCGCGCAAAGCGCGCCAAGATAGGTGCGAAAGCAGCGAAAAACCGTGCTGAATCGAAGCATCCCTTCCTCAATCCGAAAAACCAAGATGGCATGACTCGCGATTCCATTCGCCGACTTCATTGATCAGCGGTTCCCTAGCTTCATCATGAGCATAGATCGGATCGCCCACGATTCTGTCTGTGGCACTTTTACGCTCGCCCGACTCACCCTTGATAAGGATGTTCAACGACACTGGGCAAACCTGCCCGATAGGCAGCTTGACGTCAATCAGACCCTGGCAGGCGACTGACATTGTTGCCAAAAATGACGTTGCGATGAGCGCGTCCGGCGCCTTGACCTTGTTCATCACCTCGTATATCACCTCGGCAATTTCTATTGGAAACGCGGCGATTGGATATGGAGGTGGCGCATGATTGTAACCATTGTTCATCTTTCAATCTCAAAAAAGAGGGGCGCCGAAGCGCCCCATGATTTATTAAACCTGTTCGTTGTGCCTTTTCAGCAGTTCGTCCCATTTCTTCCGAAATGTTATTGGCGAGTACTTTGCACCTAGTTTTTCATAGTGCCTACGAATCTTCGCCAGACTGACACCGGCGTTGAAACGCTCCAGGGCTTTCACGAAGTGCTCTTCCAGGATGATCTCCTTCTGAGCCTTGCCCTCAGCATCCAACTCGTCCCAACCATCTGCAGAAGCGTCGAGTTGGCTCGTGTTGCTGCCATGCTCATCGCAAGCATTCGCCTCTTCGGGCATTCTCCCAATAGCTGGAGATATACCCGACATCATCTTTTTATCGCCGTGCATGGGCAGTCCTATTTAGAGAGAGGCCTTCCTCTTCAGGTAGTTGGCGGTCGCCTCACCGAGAACACGTGTTGCGCTACCAATTCTGAAGGGTTTTGGAAGATCGCTACCCAGAACGTCAATCCACGCAGCCCCGAGCCAATACTCCAGACACAACCAAGAAGTTCTATGGGAAAACAGCGGACCTGCCGTGCAGACCCACACACTGCCCCGCGCCCCGAATACTGATCGCCTTGTCACACGATCCGACGTACCGGAGCCAGTCTATCCTTCACCCCGATAGTCGGCACGCACAGAACAGCCTTACAGGGCACAGGCCTAACAGCAGAACGGACCCGTGACTCATCCCCCGAGGCTGACGACCTCATGGCCCTCGCAGAGCACTTCAGGACCTATCGCCATCGACCTTACTGGAATGCCCACCCAGCGACGCGGGAGAAGCGAGCGACAGAAGAAAACTACCCATGGCTGGATGATGGGCCGTTTGATGGGCCAGAAAAACAAAAACCCCGTAAGTCCTTGAACTTACGGGGTTTTGTCTTTGCAACTGGCGGAGAGGGTCCTTTTCGAACTCCTCCCGTGCTTAGGGCGACGGGTCAGGATGCCATCCGGACCGTCTGTTTCTTGGCCCTAAGCAGGTTCCGAAAAACCTTCTTCACGTTCTCGTAGATGCCCATGCGGCGCGCCTCTTCGGCTGCGACTGCGCATAGGGCCTGGGCGGCGCTGACGCCCGCTTCTTTCGCCAGGATGAGTGCCGCTGCATATGTCGGCAGTCGGCTGCCCTTGACGTATCGGTCAAGGCTTGGCTGGGGGATGCCCATCTCGTGGGCAGCTTTGTTGACCGTTCGGTCATGCAAAGCCTTATCAATCAGTTCCGCATATTCCATATAAATCCTCAATTGGTGAAGTTACCCCGAGCGGAGTAATGTCTGCATGTCACTCCGAACGGGGTAACTCTGTTTTGAGTGACAGGTAAACCATACACCAAATCGACCGCCCTACGGGGCTACTGCCAGAAGCGGGTCGATGGTGGGTGGTCCAAGCAACCTTTCCTACCTAGCTCATTCGTCGGAGCCATCATGTCGAACACTCAAAAGCTGACCATCATCGCCATCAACAGCCGTAATGGCGTGTCCGCAAAGACGGGCCGCCCGTACTCGATGCACGAAGCGCAATGCATCCTCACCGAAGGTGTTGCTGACGCAACTGGCGGCGTCTCCGAACAGATCAAGGTTGGCCGCGTGAACGTCGCCGACGAACTCAAGGACACCGTACCCGGCGACTACGTGGCCGACTTCAAGCTGTTCGTCTCGCGCGACGGAGAGCTGGTCGCGCGCATCGTTGGTCTCAAGGCGCTGACGGTCTCTCGCCCCGTCCCCTCCTCCGCCGAAAAGAAAGCGGCCTGATGCTGATCCATGCGAAGCCCGGCGATGCCGGGCTTTTCCCGTTAACGGGCGTTCAGGAGGTCGTCATGGTCGATCCGAACGACAAGTACACGATGCAGTTGCCGCTGATGCGTTATCGCGCGGGGCTGCGTCTGCGGGAGTTTCTGGACTATCGCGACTGGGCGGGTTGTGAGGTCTCGTTCCAGTGCAACGAGTTCGCCGCGGCGGCGTTGCAGGCGATGGGCGGCATGCTGGGTCGTTGGTAGGAGGTCGTGATGGGCTCGTGCGTCAATGCTTTGGTTATGGCGCTGTTCGTTCTGCTGCTGACGCTGTTGGTCCCGGCGTGGGCTGTCTGGAAGAGTTCAGGGGCGTTCTGGTCGGGGGCGTCGTCTGCATGGCTCGGCTATCTGTGTCGGGAGCGTGGCGAGCTGCTGACGGCGTTGGCTCTTCGCGATGAGGCGTACAGCGCCTTGGACGGCAAGGGGCTGGAGGTTGCTGATGTTCTGGCACAGCTTGCCCTGGAACGCCTCGGTGGTCTTGCGGGGGAATGGTGATGAGGCTGCCTAGCTGGCTCTGGTTGCTGCTGGTCGGCTGGCTTGCGACAGCAGTTGCGCATCACGCGTGGCGCTTGTTCTCAGTGATCGGTTTCTCTGGCGTGTCGATGTTGATTCACGGCGGGCATGCGGTGGCTAGAGCGTGTTTGCTGCTGGTGGTGGGCGTGATGGTCGGCCGTCTGGTGCGGCGTCTTTTTCGGAGGTCGTGATGTCAACCCTTGCTGAGATCGAAGCTCAGATCGCTGAGCTGGAAGAGGCCAACGAGAACTTGCACGACTCGTTGGATGCCGCTGAGGCGATGGACGACGCTGAGGCTATCGAGTTCTTCGGCAGCCTGGATGAGCGTGATGAGGCGATTGAGGCCTGGGAGGCGGCGATCCAGTCGAACCTGGAGCAGATTGCCGAGCTGGAAGGCTGATCGTGGCTCAGTGCGTAGTGATCCAAAACGGTGGGTTGGTCTTCACGACCGATCCGCCACAGAGCTGCAGCGGCTATCTGCTGTTGCAGCCGAGCGAATACTCGAACGTGATGGCTCTGTCCGGCGCGTTCACGTATCCCAGCGCGAGCGATTTTGCGGCCGCGTTTACCGCTGGGTTTCAATGGCCGGTGTTCTTCTTCATCGTTGCAATGCTGGTTTCCAAGGTCGCTTCCTTCTTCGATAGGGGTTGAACATGAAACTGACTCAAAAACTGGCCGCTGGTGCGGCTCTGGCCGTGGGCGGCGCGGGTGCTGCGATGGCGCAAACCACGACCAGCGGTATCGATTTCTCGTCCATGACGGGTGCCGTGAGCGCGACCGCTGTGGTGGCTGCGCTGGTGGCCATGGGCGTGGTCAAGATCGGTCCGGGCTTCGCCAAGTGGGCGCTGAACAAGGTTGCGGCGTTCTTCTGATCGGCGGCGTTGACGTAGTACGGCCCAGTTGCTCCCCGGCGCTGGGCCTTTTTCGTTTCTGGAGGTCACATGCTATGGCTACTGTTCTGGGGTTGGATCGGCTCGCTGTGCGTGCTGGCGGTCATGCTCGGCTGGGAAATTGGCTCGCGCTGATCGTCGCGTGCGTGTTGTCTTTAGGGACCGCGCAGGCGCAGTCGAACGGTTTGGATTTGACGGTCAAGCAGAGTGGTCCCTCTGTTCCGCAGACGCCATCCGGCAATGTTATGTCGGTTCTGGTGCCAATCACCATAGGTGTCGTGGCGGTCGGCGCTGCTGCGGTGGCGTTGCCGGCCACTGGCGCGCTGGCCATCACGGGCGACGTGATTGCTGCGGCCGGCTCGTCGGCGATCCGTAAGGGCGTCATCAATGGAGCGGCGCTAGCGGGCATCGTGGCGCTGATCGGGGCACCGTCGGGTATTTCGCTCGATTCAGGCGGGAGCATGGTGGCGCCTGCGGTGTCGGCCAATGCCGGCGACGCTGGTTTCAACGGGTTCGGCTGGGGGTATTCGTACAACACGTCTGTGTCGGGCGGCAGTTACGGTAATGGCGTCGCTGCGTCTCCTGGGGCGGCCTGCGCTGCGATGTTGGCGGCGGACGCGTATCTGGCGTCGAATAACGCCAAGCTAGCGGGTATTCGGCCGACGGGGACGTCTTACGAATGCCATTTCACTAACGATGGCGGTTCGAACTTCTATTCCGGTGTTGGTCCGACTGGCAGCTGCATCAGCGGCTACGTTGCGTCCGGAAGTTCTTGCGTGCCGGATCAGTCTGGGCCGAAGCAGGCTGCGACTGACGCGCAAATTCAGTCGGCGATCAAGGCAGCGCCGGCTAGCTGGCCATCGGTCTACAACAATGCGGGCTGCCCTTCCGTCAACACGATGACGAACGTTGTAGGCAGCGGTTCGAACGATCCGTGCGCACAGATGATTGGGGCTCCGTCGACGGGGTACGGGGTTTCGTTTCCGTCGGGCAACACCGTCGCCGGTACGCCGAAGACCGACACGCAGACGAAGGTGAATGCGGACGGCACGAAGACGACGACGAACACGACAACCAACACGACGACGACGCTCACGGGTACACAGGATCGCGTGAACCCGGTGGAGGGCACGACGACGACGAGCACGTCGGTGTCGACCACGACGACGAACCCTGATGGCAGTACGACGACGACTACTACCACGACCACGGATCAGGCTCCGCCGGCGACGGCTTCGAACCCTGCCAACGAGCAGCAGCAGTCGACGACTGCGACGTTTGCGGCTCCGGATACTTCGCTCTACAAGCCGAAGGACAAGACGTTTGAGCAGGTCCTGAAGGGCTTCGTGACGCGCGTGCAGGCGATGGCTTGGTATACGGCGATGTCGGGCTTTTTCAACGTCTCGATTGGTGCGGGTTCCTGCCCGTCGAATTGGGTTGTTCCGGCGACGCAGTGGAATCCCGCGTTGGATATGACGCCGTACGTGTGCAGCAGCAGCATGATGACGATGTACCAGCTGGGTGGGGTCGTTGTGCTGATGGTCGCGGCGTGGGCCGCGTTCAGGATTGCGTTTCTCTGAGCGGGGTGATTCATGTTTGATGCAGTCATCAATGCGTTGTCGGCTCTGGCGCAGTGGCTCGACAGTGTCTTCGTCGCTATCTTCACGGCGCTTTGGCAGATCTCAGAGGATCTGTTCATCGACTCGCTGGACCTGCTATTGCAGGGCGTGACGGCGGTCCTGAACACGTTGCCTGCGCCGACGTTCCTGAGCGGTGTGAGCTTGCAGGCGGCGTTCAGCTCGTTGGGCGGCGACATCCTTTTTTTCTTCGGCGTCTTCAACATCGGACAGGGCATCGGCCTGCTGGGTGGTGCCTTCGCGTTTCGTATGGCGCGCAAGGTCGTGACGCTTTTCCAATGGTGATGCCATGCTGATCGTTCACGAGGGGTTGCCCGGTGCGGGCAAGACGTGGGAAGCCGTGGTCAAGCGGCTGATCCCTGCGCTACAGAAAGGCCGCAAGGTCTATGCGCGTATCAACGGGCTGGATCACGCGAAGATCGCAGAGGTGGCCGGCGTTGAGCTGGAGCGGGTCAAGGAACTGCTGCACGAGATTCCTGAAGCTGAGGTGCTGCGTTGGAATGAGCTGGTCGAGAACGACAGCCTGGTCATCTTGGACGAGGCGCAAAACTTCTGGCCGCATGGGGCAACGCGGACGATGCCGCCTGATCAGATCAAGGCGGTTGCGGAGCATCGCCACAGGGGCCTGGACATCGTGCTCATGTGTCAGGTTCTGCAAGGCGCGGGCGGCGTGCATCCGGTGTGGGTCAACCGGGTCGATCAGAAGATCGTCTTCGAAAAGCTCAATGCGCGCGGCAAGGACGACAAGTACAAGTGGACTGCGTACAAGGGGCTGCACAACGGCACGAAGATCAAGTTCACGCAGATCAACAAGGGGACTGAGGGCTACGATCCAAAGTACTTCGGCACGTATGCGAGCCATCAGGCGTCGACGGAAAACACCGAGACGTATAAGGATGCGCGGACGAACGTTTGGAATAATCCGGTGCTCAGGCGCTGGTTGCCGCTGTTCGGCGCCGCGTTGGTGGTCGCAGTTTGGTATCTCTGGCATGCCCTGAAGGGCGGTGGCCTGGAGCAGAGCATCAATGCTGGTCACAAGGTCGAGACGAAGACGACAGTCGTGTCAGCGCCTGCCCCGGTAGCGCTGCCGGCGGCTGCATCTGGCGTGCAGGCTAGCGTGAGTCAGGCGCAACCGATGGCGTCGAAGGCTGAGCCTGTGAGCGGCGGTCAGAGGCAGGATGCGATGGCTGATGACTACGTGGCGTCGATTTCGCAGAAGTGGCGGCCGCGGCTATCGGGGTTGGCCTGGGCCGCGGATAAGGCACGGCTGGTGGTCGAGTGGTACGACGAATCGAACAGGGTCAAGGAACGGCTGAGCGCGGCGCAGCTGGAGGAATTCGGCTGGGGTGTTGCGCGATCGGCCTACGGCGATCACGTGATCCTGTCAAAAGGCGGCGTGCATGTTGCGGTGACGAGCTGGCCGATTGAGGAGTTCGGCCGGGTCAGCGACCGGGATAACCGAGCGCTGCATGAGATGGCCGTCGGCAAGGGCGATGGTTCGTCCTCAAGCGAGCTACCCAGTTCGATGCGCGTGCCGGTTGTGCCGGTCGATGCGCGGGATGTGTCGGCGCCCGACAGCCGGCAGAGTTGGTCGCATGGCTAGAGTTGGGCCGGCCGGCAGCTAGTGAAAAATGGTCGCGCGGATCTCGCCGGCCATTTTTCGTCTAGCGTCAGGAGTGTCCGCGCGGATGTCGAAGCCGCTAGGGGGCCCCTTTGGGGATGTGGGAGTGTGGATGAGGGCAGGACGGTTGTCGCCGGAGGCGTCTGGCGGGACCGAGTAGCGGGTAGGACTGGGGCGGTGAAGACAGGGTGAGGGTTGGGAAGACCTCCCTCTTGCAAGCCCCCTCTGCTGCGTTTGGCGGGCCGCTGCGCCGTTTTCCGGAGGTGGTAGGTACGTGGGGAGGGGTGACGGTCGCGCGCCCCGCCCGCCCGCAGCGAAGCGAGGACGGACGGGGCG